CTAGTGTATGGTGATATCGATGACAGGTATGAATTTATTGCACCCATAACATGAGGTTATCGGGTTGTAAGGACAACTTGGTTGCCCCGTTTGACACCCACCGATACCTGCGATGGGGATGCCATGTGGTACTCCCGCAATTTGCTGTATGCCCTTTAGTTCGGCAAGCTCACTGTCTGATATAAAGCGGTCCTTGCCAATTTTTATCATTGTTTGATAAATTGGGGAAATCGCCAAACTCTCATTGACCAATCTCGCTTGTTCTGCAGAACGCCTAAAATAAATAAGCACTGCGTGAAGACTCGAATGCCCCAGTGCTGCAGCAACTTCGTCGCGGCTGGCGCCTCCATCGACCATTCGCTGCGCCATCGAATGCCGAAGGGCATAGGCATCCAGCTCACGGTCCGGGACTATTTTGTCCAGTTGCTTCTTGAGAGCTCTGCTGAGGGCTGCACGGCTCGCAAATCCAAAGAAAAAAGCTGAATCCGACTCTTCCTCTAAGCATGCATAGGCGGCTACCAATAGAGCTGCCCACTCCCGCTTTACTTTCCGCCGCATGGGAAGGCGTGCTTTCTCCAGGTCCTTCTGCTTCAACACGCGGAAATCCAAGTAGACAGAGACATGACCGTCTTCAGTGTTGATGCGCGCTTCATAATCGCGTTTACGTAAGACCCCAAGCTGCTTAGGACGCATGCCAAACTGATAAGCGCATATGACCAAGGATGCGATGCGAATCTCAGCTATGGATAGCTTTTCAACGGAGAGGGCGGCATGGTCTATCCAACGCACCAATGCGGCCTCTTCCTCCACACTTAGGAAGCATTCTCCGGAACGGATAACGGAATAGGGGTCCCGCTTAGGAACTGGCAAATGGCTTACCAGTTTGCGATAAGGTACCCCCCAGTTCCCCAGCGCAGCATCACATAAGAAAGCAAGAAGTGACTTTGCAGCCAAAATGCTGTCAATCGGCCAGCCGCTGGTTAAACTAGGCCACCGCATACGTATATCCAACGGCTCCCCAATAATGATTCCAGAAAGAAGTTCTTTCGGGATTTTCATTAATCCATGAAAATAATCCTTGATAGGCATTGGCGCCAAATACCCTATACTAGGCAACAAAAAACCTTGAATAATAGTTCTTAATTCACCCTCAAAAACCATTAAATTCAACGACTTTCTTACGCCAGAAACAAATATTGAGATTTTCTCCTTGGAGCTGGCGACATCAATTTTACGGACGACTTCGTCATAGTCGTCTTCATACATGATGGTGTCGGGCAGGGGAAATAAAGATTTAATAATCGAGGACAGCGATACGCTGGGCTGCTCTTGGTCAATGGGTGAGATTGGCTTCATCGGGGCAAACTTCTCAGAATGGCAACACGCTCATCCAGTGAGTCGTTCCATGTCTCACTCAAGCGCTCGTCCAGCGCCATCTTGGCGTAATGCATCGGCATCAAGGAGTTTTTGGACCAGCCAAAAAAGCTTCGCAGATGCATCATCGCTTGGTCAGCAGTGCTCCCCGTTGCCAGAAGCTGCTTCATGCGTACCACGGCACAGGTATGGCGCAATGCATGAGGTCGAATATAGGTGGCATTGGTCAAATCAAGTAGTTGCGCACGCGCAGGGGCAGAGAGGGCTTCTGTCAACTGCTCTAACGCCTTGGTGGCTCCAGAGAGCGAAAGAGGGTGCCTCCTGGCACTGCTCAGAAAGAAACTGTGGTTGACCTTGCCTCGATAATTTTCCAGATAGGCTTGAAAGCTGAGTGCCGTTGGCTCTGAAACAGGAATAGTTCTAAGTGAATATTCATTCTTCAACGAAGGACGTTCCGCTCTTGGGTCAGGGTCCCGCTCATTGGCCCTGACGCTCAACCAATACCTCATAACATTGGTACGGGAGTCTCGCTCGGATTTCAGAAAATCAGCCTTCAAACTCAAGGCTTCACCAACGCGCAGGCCTTGAAAGAGGAGCAAGCAGACCACTACATACACACGCCATTGGGTGCTTTCGCCCACAAAGGGATTCTTGGGGCTCCCGGGCCGAGACAGTTCCAGCAATTCGGCAACTACCAAACGTGGCACGGCCCGGGGCTTTCTGCCGTATCTAACAACGTTGTACGGCCGCAAGCCAAGGTATAAGTTGTCCAAATGCGCGATGTAGGCATGTATCTCCTGCAGCGACCTGCCCATCGTTGGATTCTTTTCCAACCGCATACAGATGTCACGAACGAAGTGAAAAGCGGTGTTCCAACGCTTAACGACTGCACTGGTCGGATTAGGAACATTACGCAGCTCTGCAAAAAAAGACCCAAGCGCATTTCCCAAGACTTCGAAGTCCAACTCAGCCAAAGCGTCATCCAGGCTTCCTCCCAACGAATCTGTATGCACATAGAGCGCTTCGATGTGCCTGAGCTTGCGTGTTAGCGTGCTCGAAGCCCAGCCCGCACCGTTCAGCAAGGTCCACACGCAAGCCCAAAACCGAGGGAGTGAGCACTCGTCGATCAAGACCGGCTCTTGAGAAGCTGTTTGTATGAGCATAGAGCAAGTAAAAACAACGACGTTTACTACAGAATATGCACAACCGTGTTGCTTTTGCAATCGGGAAAAGCAACACCTACAACTACTCCGGGACTTTGATACGATGTATATTACTGTTAACAAAAAGCAACGTCATCGCCGACTACCTTCTACCACAAAATAGAAAACGTCTTGCCAACGGCTGAGATAGCAGTTCACGATTTCCGAACCTTCAGGCTGACGGCCAAGGACCATGGCCACAGCCTCTTGCATCGTTGAGAAGTCACCCAGTCGCTTGGACTGGGGCAAGGTCACATCGCCGAACTTAGTCCACCGGTTCGAATGCTTCTCCCCCAGCTCAAACGCTTTCATGATGTATTTGCTGATGTAGTTTGCGATGCGAGCTGCACTGCGCTGGCTTGTTTGCTTACGGCGCGACACGTCGACATTGCCCCCGTGCTCTTTTGTCACTGAGCGCCATATAGCGCGCAGCACGTTGAAGCTTTTCATGCGGATACCGTCAGCACCAGGTAGAACAGTTGCGATGCGCCGGCAGGCCATGTGCACATGCCATGCACCCCGTTCCTGCTGCTCAAAAGCAGCGATGGCCACAAAGTCAGGAATCACCCGTTTGACCCGGCGAACGAACTCTTTAAGGTGTTTCTTGCAGAGGGCCAAATCCCGCTGATTTGAGCGATAGACGAGGGTCATAAGGGTGTCTGCACCAGCGACCTTGCAAAGCTGCCTGACAGCCTTTTTTGCCCGCTTGGCAGAGCGTTCTTTGTTGAGCGCTTCACGCTCTTCTATGGCCTTGGGATCGTTGCGGTTCTTCTCAATACATTCCGCAGCCATCTGGATAGCGAAGGGAGTCATATCCGAGCGTTCGACCCATTCCCATCCTTGAGTGATCACCGTCTCATGGTGACCGTTGCCCAGGTCAGTAGTTTTGACCTTGAATTGGTTGTCCAGGCGCTTGCGCTCATACGCTGTGCCGTCGATAATCCGTAACGTCATATGCACTCCTAATGCATTGGCATCCAAGGGCTTGAACTGTTGACGCGGTTCAGGCCCTTTTTCTTGTCCAACTACCCGTATGTTCTAAAGTGTCAGAGAGATAAATCTAGGGCGGCTGCGCCGCCCTGCGTGCTCCGCATCGCCGGGCATCGCATCCCCCCTCGTTCTATCCCCTGACCACTTCGACCGGCACGAGATAGAACCGGCCCCCACATGGGGTTTGTCACCCCATACCCCGACCCCACCACTACGACACAAGGTCTCCGTTCCCGGGGCCCCTGTTTGTCCCCAAAGCAGCACGAGCTCAGCGCCGAATGGTCGACACGACCGAGGCATTGCGCTCCGCCATGCGTTCCTCCCACGACTGGACACGCTCTTGTGGCTGCGCAGGAGGGGGAAACGAGGCTTGCTGATACTGCACTTGACCTTGACCAGACGCCTCCCTGTGCTGCAACTGAGCTGATCGCACTTGCTGCTGTTGCTGCTGAGCCTGCTTATGCTTGTCCGGCTCCCAGTCCAAGAAGTATCCGTTTTCGACAATCTGCGTGCAGATGGAGTGCGAAACCTTGATAGGCGTGGCCTGCTGCGTGAAGCATTTGCACCGATCACCCTGCGACACGCATGCAGCCGGATAGGGCGCCGTAACGGGCTTTGTCACTTCATCATAGGCAGGGGCCGTATGCGGAAAATCAGGCAGCCGAGGTCTACGCGATTCAAGATATTCGCCAACGGTCATCGGCCTGTTAGCAGGGCCAGATTGACCAACCTGACCCGGTCCGCCAGGTGCACCAGCTACAGCAGCAGCCGCCGCTTTGTCGCCCACGCTAGTCACCTTTTTGAAACCGAAATAAAAGAGCGCCGGGATGGTCACCGCGCAGATCAGCAGCATCCACACTTGCTTTGGAATCTTGCGCTTTCCCGTATGCAGCGACGCAGACTCATACCAGCCGTAGACCTCTTTTGGGTAAAGCCGAGTCGTGACCTGCCCATTCTTGCCTGCGTTGGGCTGCTCACACTTCAGCTCAGCAAAATTGAAGCGCAGCTCAGAGACCATCTCAGTGCCGAATGTGCGCTTCATGTGCCGATGCCAGCTTGGCGACTCGATCAGCCGACGAATGTTCAGGTGGATCATGCTCGGGTGAGGTGTGATCATCCAGAAGTCAAAGCCGCGCTTGCGACGGAACTGCGCTACCGCGTTGATGTAATCGGGCAGCTCACCAGACATCTTTGCGGGAAATTCATTCTGGCACTCATCGAAGATGCAGATGGAGCCATCGGGCAGGTCTTGCCACTTCTTCGGGTCAAACTCTTGCCAGCCCCAGTCCAACAAAATCTGCTTTGCCGTAAAACCGTGAAAGTACACAGGCCGGTTTTCTTTGAGCTGCTGCTCACGCACATCTTTGAGCGTAAATAGGGTCTTGCCCGCGCCGTTACCGCCAGTAGTTAGATAGATCATTTGCGCCCCAGCTTCTTGACTGCGCCGCTCTTCATGCCGTTGTAGGCCATACGGGCCAGCATGGCGCTAAAAACGATGTTGATGCACTGGCCTACCTTCATGTAGGCGATCATGCCCAGAGCCTCAGGAGGCAGGCCAGCGAGCGCTGCCAATGCATCGGCCTTGAAGTGATCGATAGCCATATCGACGCCCGTATAGGTCACCGCAGTGATACCCAAAGTGACGAGCACCTGCATAACAAAACCAGGCAATGCACGCAACAGCATGCCGCCCAAAGACGCGAGAAATGTAGCGATTAAAGGCATGGTTACCCCCGAGTGATGATTCGCGCAGCCAGCAGCATTGAAACGGCAACAAGGATGTTGCCAAGCATGGCCATGTAAGGACAGACACGAGAGAAGGGCAACGACACGCTTTGCCTCATGACGACGACGTTCAAATCACCGATGCAGCTACCACCGCCCAAAGCATCACTGGTGTTGATCAGGTTGCCGATATCGATGCTCTCAGCACCTTCCAGCTTGTCGGTCTGGTCGCCCTTGAGGTCTTTGATTGAGTCATAGAGAACGCTTTCCTGAGTGGGCGTCTCCAAAAGTTGGCAATTCCGCTTGTGCTGCTCTTGAGCCATGGCGCACTGAACAGCATCGCCGTTGCACTTGAAGCCAGCCGTGCAGCTTCCGCCAAATGAATCCTTTACGCCATCACCATCAGCATCACCGTTGCCCTTGCCACCACCGCCGCCACTGCCACCACCAGCAGGGTCTTGACCCTTTGACCCGCCTGACTGATCTTCACCACCACCGCAAACAGAGCTTTTGGGGTTCTTAGCGCAGAGGGCGCGACGGTTCACATTGGGAGTCGTAGACGTAGTGGTGCGAATCGTGTTGCCGTCCTGATCCTTGACGGTGTTGGTCTCTTTTATGGTGCACTGGTCACCCTTGCAAGTGATCTCGCTTTTGGTGTTTGTCGTAGTGCCGTCAGGACCCTTGGTGATACCGAAATCGACGCCTTGAGTCTCACCAGTCCAAGCTTCAATGCACACATCGACACCATTGACAGAGCCCTGATAACCGTTCTTGCACTGAGGATCATTAGGCTTAACGGATGGCTCCTGATCGGGCAGGGGAGTGTCAACCAAATCGCAAGAAAGCTCACCTTTCAGACGCGGATCTTTCAGGTCTTTCTCAGTGAAGGCCCAGCTAAAACCGTTAGTCCAATCCTGACCCTGATCATCCTTAAAACCCAGCTCACCCGTAAACATGTGCTTGCAGCCCTTGCCAGCAGGAGAGTCAGGGCCACCAAAGCAAGAGATTGCGCCATCAGCAAACTGGCTATAAGGCCCCTTTGCACGGCCAGAACGATCACTTGTAAGGTCAGAATTCCAGATCATCCCGTTCTTAGAGCAGTCATTCTCATGAATAGGAACGCAAGAGTAAGCACCATTGACCAAGCGCTCGGCATGATCAGTGTTGCAGATGCAATCATTGCCCGACCTAACGCTATTGGCAGGGCATCCCTGCGAGACGATGACTTCTACAAAAAGCTTTGTGCCATCACTGCGGTTATTGACACAGCTACCGCCCTCGATTGCTGCAACATAAGAAAGGGTGCCGCCCCCATTGTTGTTAGCGTTGTTATCACCCGCGGCAGCTTGACACGCCGCCATCATCGAACCGTATGGCCCGTGCAATTTCCCATCACTGCCAAACCGAGCGCTGTACTGCGGCTGGACTGAAAAGGCATGTGCGGCAATCGCGCACAGCATGGAGAAGATCAGGCGGAAAAAAAGAGCCATGCCGCCCCCAGTACTGCAATGATGACGAACAAGCCCATATGAACCCCTTTGAAAAAACGCACGTCGTATGCGCTTTTGCAAAGGCCCCAGCCGGCCGGCCTGGGGACTGTGCTGACCTGTTTAAGCCAGCGCGCCACGCACCCACTTGAAGGCCTTGACAGCCAGATAGATCAGCAGCACAGCGCCACCGATCAAACCGACAGGCACGGCCTGCGCACCGATGTCAGTAACGACAGCAGCAACGTCAATTGCTGCAGCGCTGGCAGGCAGCGATGCGGTCATACCCAGGCCGATAGCGGCCAGTGCTGCAAGCTTGGATTTTTGGCCCATGCGAACGATTGCGAACTCATTCATTTCAATCCCTTTCAGTTTCATTTCCGTCGGAAGTATTGAGGGCCTTGATCGCTGCTCTAAAAGCAAATCCAATGGCCCACACCGCGATGACGGCAATCGCGATCTGTGCACCATCTGCCGTATCTAGGTTCAGCAGAGGGTTAGTAATTTCGAGCTGCACGGTGACCGTGCAGGCATCGGGGCAAATGATGGTTTGCTCAGCCATCAGAGAACCAGCCTTTGCACAACTGGCGCTTCTGGCACGACTGACAGCAGCTCATCGGGCATGTAATGACGCAAAAGGAAACCACTCCAAAGCGCCAACAAAAGAAGGGCGACAACCATCAAGACGCTCAGGACGCGAAGCCAAAAAAAGGACTCGCTCGGCCCCTGATAGACGTAGACACGGCGCACCCACTCAGGCGGAGGCATGCGCAGCACTTCATCTGTAAGGTCAGATGTGGGGCACTGGCTAGCGTGCTCCAGTAGCTGACCAGTAGTCACATGCATAACGCACGGGCCAATTTTTGAAGGCCAAGTGATGACCGCCATGGCAATGCCTTAGGACTTAGCAGCAGCCGCAGCGGGCGACTGGCGAGTGGGCATGGGGTCAAAGCCTGAAATCACTGGCTTAACTTCATTGTTGTTGTAGTCCATGCGCATGCCATAGCGAGGGCGATAAATACCGGGCTTGATCTTGCCAACCTCAGCGCTAGGCAAGGTCATAACGCCAACCTGCAACTGCTCGCCGTTCTCATCAAGGAACTGGCAAGATGCCTTCTGAATATGGAACTCACGCCCATCCTTTTTGGATTTGATAGGCTGCACTGGCTGCAATGCAAAAATTTGGATGAACGACGGCAGCTTAATTTCTTCGGACAT